CCAACTTCTCCATGAATCTTTATCCACTCTCCAGTTGCAGTATTTATATTGCCGTTACTGATTGTGAAAGATTCCTGAACTTGTATTCCAGCAGCCGCTATAGATTTAGTGCCATCAACGTTTCCTGCTAAAGTTCCAGCCTGTCCAGAAGTATTTCCTGTCACGTTTCCAGTCAAAGGACCAGAAAACGCTCCAGCAGTAACTGTGTCAGCGACAGTCACATTACCATCAGCAACATCTAAAGCCGTTTGAGCATTAGTACCAGTAATAGTTAACTTTTCAGCCGAAGAATCCCAAACAAAAGAATCACCAGCAGTATCAGAATAAAACGTAACATCCTCACCAGCGCCGTCACTACCAACAGTTAAAGTGCCGTCACCAATAACAACATTTCCATCGCTTACATCAAGGGCAGTGTTACCGTTAGTTCCCTCAATAGTTAACTTGTTTGTATCAGCATCCCATTCAATGTAATCGCCTGATGTATCACCAAAAAGTTTTACATCATGCCCTGTGCCATCTACACCAATTGTCAAAGTTGATGTAACAATTACAGCACCTGTAACAGTGCCTCCTGTTAATTGTAAAACCCCAGGACTTGAGTTAATAAAAGCCTCTACATCGTTGAAATTGGTATTCATTTCGGAAGCAACTATTGTTTCTCCCGAGTTGAAAGTATTCGTTACTGCTAGTGTTGCCATACCTTTACCTTAAGCGTCTAGGAACATATGTGAACGCCAAAGCGTTCACTTCCCATGTTTTATCTTCGTTTTTTGGACCTTCGATCTTCATACTTATTGCTTTTGCTGTCCCGATAGTAGGCAATCTTTTAACATCTGTTACCTTTCTTGCCTGTTCAGCAGACCACGCCGCAAAATAACTTGAACTAGAGTCATCGTCATCCCATTTAGCAGTATTCCACACAGAAGTAGAATCCCTACCTTCAATAACTACAGGAAAAGTTTTATACGCTTCAGCGTTATCAAAATCACGATAAACGTTAGCGGTAAGGGTTAAAGAGGCTCTAGCCAAAGTGACTAGCCTTGCTTTGCCCCAACGCTTTGAAAGTATCGGATTTTTTGCTGTAATCCAAGGAGTAGTAAAATGAGAATTTATATGCGTTTCTGAAGTTGTATATCGATCAGTGACCCTAGAGTTATCTGCATCAATGTGTACAACTCGGCCTGTGTTTGCTACGCAACCACCGACCAAAGTGCTATTACCATTAGGCAAATTATACGCATACAGAGGTTGGGCATCTATATCATGCATCGCCCAAGCGCCTCCAATAGAAGGATCAAAAGTAAAGACACGGCGAGATGTGGCACCTAACTCGGTCCAATCTACAGAAACATAAAGTAAATTATTGCACCATGCCAATTCAGGCGGATTGCTAAAAGTAATACGCCCATCATCAATCGCTGGACGTATCTTGTCAAAAACTGATTGAAAAGTGTTGCCATCGTAAAGGTAAACGCCTTCTCGACCATGCCAGCAAAAAACACCGTAAGGTGTAGATACAGGACTGGATAATTCTATAGAACCAACAGAGTTGGATATTTGCACAAGTTGAAACGAATCAGAATCGAAACCAAGGATCGCGTAAGCACTGCTGTTTTTGAAAATAATCAGACGATCTCCATGAGGCACCAGCCCAGTAATCCAATCTCCGCCTTCGCCTTTTCCTACATCTACGTAATCTGATGCTGACCATTTTTCTGCTTCGTTTAAATTAGACCAACGTAAACGGTATTTTTCTCCATAGATTTTTCCGCACCAAACAAAATTATTCCAAGTCGCAATATATTGGGCTTTAGGCATTTGTCCAGCAGAACCATCCATTGTCGTACCAAGATCTGCGTCAGTGCTTCCATCCCATTTGAAAGAAACCTGATCATAAGAAACTCCGTAAGCGACATTATTAAATGTTGTACCGTAAACTTTTGATCCATTTGTTCTATTAGTTATATTTGTTAATTCTGTAAAATTATCAGCCGCTGAATGAGCAACTTTAGTTCCGTGATTGACCATTAATTGATTTGTGCCTCCATCTGTGTGAAAACCCCAAATACCTTTTACATCAGCCGCTAAAGCAGTTGCGTTTCTGCGATCTACTCCTTGCCTCATGGCAACACCGCCACGTGGATCTACAGTAACATTTAACATGTCTGGAGATTCGTTTTCGGCAAGATCAAATTGATCTGCTCTCAGGTTTAAGCCACCAACAAACGACTCCATTGTCGCTAACTTGAAGTCGCGTTTAGTCATAATTGCCTACCAAATAACCCCACCAGTATTTGCGTAACGCAAAGATCCAAGACCTGCAAGATACCGAGTAGAAGAACGAGAATTAGCAACAATTGGTTGAGGAGCAGGCATGTCGGCGTATCTACGACCAACATTGTCAAGTTCTATTTGGAATTGTTGCATATATTGACTAGCCATTAAAGGATCTTCTTGTTGCAAATAGGCTTTTGCTAATCCATACGTTGTTAAAACAGGATGAAAAGCATCAGGAAGATCAGGTTCAGTCGCATCTGCAGTTTCATGGCCAAATGCTGTTGCATTACGAACAGCGCGTACATGCACAGTGTAAGCAGAATCTGGAGAAGGATAAAAACGTACTGTTTCGTTCCAGAAACTCCATTCCCAAGGTTCGCTTGACGATAAAACGTCTAAAGGGTAATCGGCATCTGCTGCATCATTACCTACATATTGTAAAACATGATCGTCGGTACGCATAGAAATTATTTCTCTTAATCCTTGCGTAACTGATGCACCAATTGTGGCTAAAGTATAATCTTTAGTGCCAGCAACTGTATTAAAAGTAGTCAGAGTCTCGAAAAAAGGCCAGCGTTTTTCGCTAAAAACAATAGTGTCAAATCCTTGTCCAAGCATATTGTTTAAAACTGTGTCAGAAACATCAGTTGAATCAATATCTATAACGGATCGGATCTGATCACGCATTTGTTTTATTGTCATTCCCATTAAGAATTAGCCTTTTCTGCTTGTCGAGTATGTCCGACACAAAGATCAGACCCGCGAATAGGGCGTGCTTTACACACAGCCCCATCGCGGGTTAAGGAGGAACAAGAGTCAACATCTGATGGGCTAACCCAATCAGCAAATTCTGTTACACCAGCAACAGGACGCGCATTTTTAGATTGAGCGCCGATACGAGAGGCTGGAGGTTGCCCATTCGTACCTGCTAAATACGCTCCTGATTTAGATGCTATTGAATATCTTGACATACTTCTCCTTGTTCAAATTAGTGGGGTAACACGCTGTTACCCCACCAATTTAGTCTGTTAGACCGTAAAGCATTCCCTGACGAGAACGGTTACTTACAGTCATGTTTCCGTAACACAAGATTTGCGCATAGCGTGCATCTTGGTTAGTTGGACGTACAAACGGAGTTGGTTTAAACCAAACGTCGCTGTGTGCAACTAAACGGATGTATTTAGTGTTCAAGAAGAACATTTTGCCAGCAATATCAGTACCTGCGTCAAAGGTCACAGGAGCGCCTTTGTACAGAAGGTTTTGAAATCCAGCATCAGCCACAGTAGCGTCGGTATAACGCAGTTGTGGTTG